GTTGTCCTGCCAATGCGTGGGCCGCGAGGACGGGGGAGGAGTTCGCGGCGAGAAGGTCGGCGCTGTCCGCCTTGGCGGGGTCGAAGGCTGCGGCGGCGCTGCGGGTGCGCGCATTCGTGAAATCAATCAATCCGTCGGGGGTTTTTATTTTCGCCACCCCGTTCCGGTCTAGCACATTATCCCACAACGATTGCATCAATTCTTTGTTGTCGTACACGTCTGCGCTGGTCACTATATCAGCGGGTGAAAATGCGTCTTTGATGTCGTCGTCGTAACCCATTCTTCGTGCGTCATCCATAAAGTCGTCAAAACCGCGCATACCTTGGATATCCTCCGACCTAACCGCGCCTTTTGATGAATTAAAAAATCTATTTTTCCCAAATAGTGTAAGGCTGTCATCTAAATTGGGGCTATCTAGCCACATTGTCCAAGGCACATCATTTACAGGGCTGTCGTGCCCTGTGTTCCGCACCGCATCAAACCCCATATCCCGCGCCCGCGCCATCCGACTCGCCTCGTCCATCGGGAGGCCGCGAGACGGGGGAGCGCCGCCCATAGCTATAGCGCCCCGTGGTGCGCCGCCAAGCGCCGCAGACATACCGCCGCCCATTCCTACGTCAAGGCCCATCTGCGCCACGTCAGACACGCCGTATACCCCGCCCTGAGCCACATGCCCCGGCAGGACGGCAGACTTAGCCATGTCATAGACGAACCCCGGCGCAGTCCAGTCGGTCCAGTCAATCGGCCCCGTCTGGTCAGGCCCAGCGCCCTGCGGATACGGCAGGATGCCAAGCCGCTTCGCATTCGGGTCCATACCTAGCTGGCCCATGCGCTGATCGAGTGTGAGAGCCTGCGTCATATCCATTACAACGCTCCGCCTACCTGATAAATCATATCATACGCCGAGAATTTGAGCGTCAGCGCGTTCTCCGCCCCCCGAATAACCGGCGTTGCACAATCGCCGAGCCCGTACACCGTGAGCCAGTCCGCAATGTTGATGTCATTCGCCCAGTTCGCCTGATCCCATAGAGCCGCATCCCACAGGGCGGCGTTCAATGCCGTCGCGGTGGGGATACTGGTCGGCGCAGTGTCGGCAAAGTCCACGTTAAGATCAATCGCAATCGCCGGAGCGCCGTTAGCCGTGAAATGTGGCCGGCAAAGTGTAAAGAGCTTGTTTACACCACGCTTGCCGTAATAATTAAAGGCGGGCTTGACCGTATGGGCAATATCAGCCCCAGCGTCTGACGTGCCCGTGTCCGCCTTGTAGACGATCCCGCCCGTTGTAGACCCGAAGTACAGGTTGCCGCCGTAGATGCCCCAGCAGGCCGCATTTTGGCCCTTGAATCGGCACCATGCGCCCGTCTGTGTGTTGACAACGTACTGGTGCGAAACTGTCGAGCTGATCGGCACGTTAAACAGCGCGTAAGACCCTTGCGGGTAGTGCAGAGACTGCCAGCCGAACGTCGCGCCATACAGCCGCGCGGACGGGATAAACTCGTTTTGGATGTTGTCCGACAGCGCCTTACCAGCCGCGCCAACCCGTGCAACCGGAAGCATGGTGGACAAGGGGATTGCGCCGTCTTGCGTGGTCACGATTACATCGGTCCCGACTATCTCGACACACCGCCGACCGATTGGTTTCCCGATAGAGAATGACGCGCCGACCAGAAGCCAGTCCGCCGCCGTGCCGGGATCGATCCCCGAGTAGAGGATAACCTCGCCCTCGGACGTAATCGCCACAAAGATGTCATCCGGCCCGGAACCGCCGTCCCGCGTCCAGGATGCGAGCGCCTGAATCTTGCCGCCCTTGTTGCACAGCCCGCCGAGATCAAAAGTCGATACCGCGCCCGAAATCGCATTAACCGCCAGATAGCCGATGGTCAGGCTGTTGTTGAATGCGAAGAACAGCCGCCGGTGGTGCGATATCACATCCACAATGTCCGTTGTCGTAACGCCCGTCAGGCTGGGAGTGGTGAATGTCGAGCCGTCATAGTAAATCGGAGCATCCGCCCCGTTCACCATGTAAAGGAAATTGCCGCCCGCCGTGCCGAACATGGTCGTCTGCCAGCGGGCATTGGTCTTGCCGGTGGCTATGGAGCTGGACGCGCCGGTCGCCGTGGCGTCGTAGATCACCGTACCGGCGCACGCAATCAGCTTCTTAGTTACCGGCCCGGAATACTCCACAAGCGTCTCAACCGCGCCGGAGCCGTTGCCCGTCGAGTGTGACGCATAGCCTGAGCGGAGTTCAACGTCCGTGAGGTTCGGGAACCAGTTATCAAGCGTGATCGCCCAGTCCTGCCCCATGTCGGCCAGGCTGTCCTTGGCGTTCCAGCCCATTGTCGGAGCGGGAACGCTTGCCGACCGGGCGACCTGCGACTTGCGGCTGTTATTGGCGAGAGGGGACAGCATTTTAGAATGCTTTGGTTCTCACGCGAACGAAACCAGATCGGCGTCAGCTTCCGCCCGCTTTACCGCTGTCATCGCCTGTTCCGCCTTGGCGGAGCGGTAGATGCTTTTCATCTGCGCCGCGGCTTCCTTGCGCAGAAAGTCCTCGCGGGTGCCTTCTCCATCATAGCCAAGGCGGTTAGTGATAGTTTCCAGAATGTCCATTGCGGATGCGTCGGGCACGGTGATCGTGATTATAATATCCATTATGCAATTGTCCCTACTGCAATGTAGCGCGTCAGTGCGCCCGGCAGTTCAACTTTGATAAAGTGGGTCGTAGTAAGGGTCTTTGCGCCGACAGCTTCGATGGCATTGCCGACTCCGATTGTGGTTTCAAAGGAAATCATTTCCTCGGATATATCGGCTTGGTCAAGCCGAAGAACGGGAATTGCCGCCGTGGTGGAGGATTGGTCAATGTCAGTTTTTGCTGCCGGTGAGGATGTGCCAATACCGACATTCCCGCCGTTTAGGTTAAGGATGACATCTTGCCATGCAACTCCTGCCTGTCCTGCCTGTATATAACCCCGGTTGAGAGTATCGTCGTAACCCATTAACATGAATTTAGACGATGCTGCAGTAATCCTTACTGCCGCATTTCCCGGATCATTGGATGCAGTTGACCCGACTCTAAAAACCTCTAGGGTATTACTAACAACGGGATCAACTAGCGTCTTGCGTGAGCCTGAATACTTCATGGCGACACCTAACTGTAATAGGAGACATTCAGCTTCGCGCTGGCAGTCTCCTCGATAAATTTAATGGCCGACAGATCGCCCGTGTATGAGAAATACGATCCGGGTTCCAGAACTCCGCCGACGGTCGTAGTGGGATTGGTTCCGTCATCGCGCCAACGCACAGACTGATCTTCGGTGTTGATATATGCGACCTTCGCGCCAGCCGGCACAGTCAGCCCCTTAGCCGCCGAGAGGCCCGTGACCTGCTCAAACCCCGCTACGGGAGCATCCCCGCCTTGGTATTGTGCGGCGCGTTGAACCGCTTCATTTATTGTGGGCATGATATGATCTCCATTGTTAAACTATTATAACGTCCACGAGCCTTCCGACGTGTAAATGCCCGTCGAGTTGTTCCCGCTGCCCGCCATATTAAGAACACGCTTGCCGCCGTCCCGCGCCGTGTGGTTCGCGACCTTCTGTGTGTAAGTCCGAAAATCCTCCGAATAGTCCAAGCTGTTCTTTTTCTTGAACCGCCAGACCACGCCGAGTTCCATAAGGTTTTCATCGAGCAGGCCGACATCGGTATCCGCCGCCCATGCCGATTGACCAGTCCCGCCGCTGGACGCGCAGAAATTAACAGTCTGGTATTCAAACACCCATGTATTTCCGGCGGGCGGGGCAGGGTAGCCGTACAGGCTGCCGCCCCGTATCCTGTAGCTCGAATATGGGCCGGTAGTTACACGGGCCACTAGGTGCTGCCATTCGTGCGGCGACAGCGGCCCTGTGACGGGCTGTGTTAGCGTCCGGTTCCAGAATGTCTGGTTGATGATATAGCCAAAGCCGGGTGCTATCGTCGTCATCACGCCCTGAAGCTCTGCCGCGAGCGTCGTATGCGTGGCTTCCTTCTGCGTCTGCGGCCAGGCATACTTCTCCAACAACTCCCGCCCCTCGGTCTGTGCTAATGCAAGAAGCGTCCTCACGTTGCCGTCGGTGGAAGCGATCACAACCGACGGACGGGTCAGGCCGATGGTGTCCATCGCGCCTTGGATTAACGTGAGCAAACTCATAGCTATGCTACCTTTGGGGGCCGGCCCCGCTTCGGCGTATCTGCGTCGCGTTGATCCATAAGCTCTGCGATCTGGTCGTCACGCTTTGCCAGCGCTTCCTTGAGGGCTTCCATTTCGACTTTTAGCGAAGCAACCGCCTCGCTGTTCTTGTTCTCTCCGGCGGCACCCAGATAGGCAATCGCCTTGTCCTTCAGGGCTACAGACCCCATGCCCATCTTGCGGAGAGAATCGGCATTGCATTCGGCCAAGTCCTCGACCGTGCGGATGTTGGATCCTTGGCACATCTTCAGCTGAGCAGGAGTAACGCCCGGCCAGTTCTTAAGGTCAGCTCCATTGACAGGAGCCTCGCGCCCGTCCTTCCACGCCTCGTAAGCTGCCAGCGCAAACGGTGTCGGCGGCTTGCGACCTGGAACGCCATGCTTCCATTCGTACAGCAGCGCGGCGGTTACTACCTTGTCCACAACGAGATTTCCACCCGGCATGGTAATGACAGCGACTTCGATATCCCTGAACGCCGGATAGCCCCTTGCGATTGTCTCGCCGCGATCTTCGACGGCCCGTAGCTCGAACTCGACATAAAAGCCATGCTGTTCTTCTGGCATTCTCTCGAACATTTTTATTCCCTTTAAGCAGCAGTGACGGACATTCCCGCCGTGGTGGTTGCGGAGCCCCTGAGGAACCAGCTTGTTCCGTCAGAAATAACCTCACACCAATCGCCAATGTCGCTGTCTGTAACGAGGAAATTGATGCTCCTTTCGTTAACCGCCGGAACAACCGTGGATGCGACCATCAGGTTCCCCTCGATGATCGCAGCAGCGGCGTTGGTGCCAACCGTGGTATTTCCCGAAGCCGGAGCGGCCATAAGGACGAACTTGTAGTGCAACCCAATCGCCGGAGCGGGCAATGTGCTGGCAAATCCGGTTGTGTTGTTGAGAAAAAACGTCTTGCCGCTTTCCGCTGCGGTAATGACGTTCGTTGCGGTGACGATTTCCGAGGCGGTCTTGAAAGCGCCGGTTACGTCAAGCGTGCCGGCAACCGTCTGGGTGACTCCAACTGCAACCGTCGATGCTTCGTTCTTCGCCACGAAATTGTCTGTTATCGATTTCGCGGTTAGCGCCGACAGCCCGGCGGCAAGTAATTCGTTAGCGTTAGCCATGATAAATTCTCCTTTTCAAGTGATTGGGGGCGAACCTGCGCCCGCCCCCGTTTCACACTTAGGCGCTGATGTCATCGTCCACAAACGGGCGATGGATTTCAAAGTAGGCAAGCCCGGTCGAGGGCGTGTTAACCGCCGACGCTCCCTTGCAAAGCCGGACAAGATCACCGGCGACAACCGCGTCGTCGATGCTGCCAGCCGTAACCGTGGCGTAGCAGTTGCCGTTGTCCGCAAACTCCGCGAGAGCCTTGCCGACGGCCTTGCCGCTGATCTGATACCAGCCGTAATTCGGGCCGGCAACATTGACCGCCATAGCAACGGCAACCGGGCCGATGGCATTCGCAGCCAGAAGCGCTGTGGTGTAGTCCGATGCGTTATAGGTCACGAACGAGCCGAGGACGGTCGAAGCCACGCCTTCCAGATAAATAAACTCGCCAGCCCCAAGCGAAACGTCGGTGGCGTCGACCATAGTGCCGAGGACGTGGTTTTTGGTCGTCGAAGTGTCCGCAAGCGGCTGCATTCCGATGATAGGGTTAACAACTTGATAAGCCATAATGTTCTCTCCTTTTTGTGTTTGTGCTTACTCGACCGCGACGCCCTGAAGCGAGCGGTTGGAAACGGTCATGTTGCCCTGCCACAGGATAGGAAGGACCTGCGCGTCCTGATTGACAGACCATTTCTCTTCGACTTCCTGCCAGTTGCAATCCTTATGTGCACACAGCCCGACGTAATCCGTATTCAGGAAATACGCATGGGCCGTGGGGATCCCGGAAGCGTCCGAGTCGTAGACCACATCCGCGCCCCTGTATTTGAGCGAGGTAATGCCGCCTTTGATGTCGGTCGTGTTCGTATACCGCTTCAGGCTGGTCTGGCTGTTGTCGTAGAAGGTAAAGTAGGTGTCGTCCATGACGATCAGGTCAGACTGGTCAGTGCCACGGGTCAGGCTGAGCCACAGCGGGAGCATAAGGCTCTCGATTGTGGTTGCACTGACCGTGATCGCCCCGCCGCCCTGAAGAGGAGCACCAGCCGACTGGACCTTGCTTTTCCAGAATGGAAAAGTAGTTGAGTTGATGCCGCCCACGGTGCCGGTGCCCGCATCGGAGACAAGAGCCTGAAGGCCATTGATCTGATTGGCTGCCGTGCCGTCGGAGTACATGTCAACTGAGAAGTTGTTCCCAGCGGTACGCATGGCATTCTTCAGCTTGTTCTTGACCAGCTTGATAACGCCAGAACGGCCAGAGTTGTTACGGACCTCAAGGCCAGAAGCAACGACATTGATCGCGATCTGCTTCCACGGGAAATTCGCCGCCGTGAAGACTTCAGACTGCGCGACGTTCAGAGTATCGAACCCACTAAACCGCTGATAAGTGCCGTTCTCGGCATAGTCGAGCGGCACCTGGATTTCATAACCTCCATCGAGAAGGTCAACGCGGCCCTTCTCGGTGAGGCGCTGATGCAGGGCCGTGTGAGCGGTCACGTTGTCCGCAAGATACTTATCTTTGAATTTCCGAAACGTAATTGCGGATATTTCCGAAAAGGAGGTATTGGGGGAAACCATTGGGATTTCCTTTCATATTAAGCCTTCATACGCTCGTCAATGAGTGCCCCGATAAAATCGTCCTCACTTTGC